CTACGAGCTTTCCGCCGAACCGGTATGTTTCGCCGTTGTCGATCCCGTAGTTCACACGTCCGATTGGCTGCCCGGTTTCATCCGTCATGCCATCGATGTACCCATCGAATGTTCCCTGCGCCATGATAAATTCACCGTTACGGTATGCCTTTTTCATCTTGGAAAAGATTTTCTTTTTCCAGCCGCTCCATGTGCCGAAGTCTGCGGCGGAAATGGTGATGGTGTTCTCGGTTGGCACGCGGTTGTCTTTCAACACGCCCGTCATCTGGCCGGCCCCTGTGCCGATGAACATGCCCTTCTCCAAAGCCTTTATAATGGCTTCGACAGACAGCGGTACGAATTCGCGCTGGAAGGCGTCGTATGTAACGACGCTGGCAAGAAGCGTTTGCGCAATTTTGCATTCCAGCCCGAAATAGCTGAATGACACGTAGGCATCTGATTTGATCTTCTGGTCATCGCTTGCGCCTTCTCCTACCCATGAAGCGGTAGGCTTCAAGGTCAGGATCGGTACGCGCACTCCGCCTTGAATGTTTAGCTTGCGCGTTTTCGCATAGATCGCGCCGTAGCTGTCCAGCTTCCGAATAATCTCGGCCAGTGTGGTCGTGGGAATGACGGCGCTCGCGTCGGTGGTGCTCGTGGTTTCATTCGCGCGCAGTTCGACCGGGATCGGCGTTCCCCGGCATACGTACTCCATGAATGCGTTTCGGTATTCTGGCGTGTCGTAGCGATCCGCCGGCGCGGCTGGTATTCCGTTCCCGCGCTGTTCACTCCCGCTCGGCGGTGCACCGGGAGAAGGGAAGGCGCGAACGACAGTCCCCGAGACCCGCCCGGCGGCGATGTCCTCCAAAAGCCGCGCGCGCTGCTCATTCGCGGCGATAGACTGCCTCTGTTCGTCTTTGAGGGCCTTCACTTCGGTTTCATAGGCGGTGAGTTGCTCCGCCGTCAGCTCTGCGCCCCGCGCCTCGATTTCCTGCTGAATCGCAGCAAGTCGCAACGTAATTTCCTGCATCCTGTTCATTTTCTTACCTCCAACATCAATTTGATTTTGAGTATTTGCGCACGCCGCGCCAGCGCCTCCCGCCTCTCGGCATCAATCACTCCGTCGATCCAAGAACGCGCGGCTATATCGGTATCGACGTTCGCCGGGTATGACACAGCAGAAACATCGTACACCTTTCGGATTTTCATGATCGTGCGCGTATGCGTGTCTTTATCGTAAGTATCTTCACGCACGGTAAACGCCCACGACATTTTATAGATAAGCCCCTTGTCTATCGCGTCAAACATCCTGCGGGATTCGTCCGTTAAACTAAGATCGGCGGCAACAAAAAGGCCTCTTTCCTGCGGCTCAATAAGTAAGGTTGACTTTTTCCCCTGTCCCATCTGGTTACGAGCGAATACCATTCCCATGTGATCGTACTGCATGATGACATCCGACATATCCGCTTCATTCAGCGCACCACAGTCGATCATCTCCATGTATTTCACGCCATCGAATTCCCATATCATATACGGGATTCCGAATGTGGTTGCGAACCCTTCTACATAGTTGTCGGATTCAAACCGCTTTACCGCTCCTGCCGCCGCTGTCAGCGGCAGTGCCATCGCTCGATATTCCCGATTCTTCGCCACCGGCATTTTGATTCCCTCCATTATCCAAGTTACTGATTTCCGTGTATTCCTTGCGAATGTAATATTTTTCACCGTCCGGCACATGCGGAAGGCTCCAAATATCCATAACGCCGTTTCGATTCAATAACCCGCGATCGAAAAGCTGCGTTGACATGGTCAATTTCGTTTGATTACTGGCATATTGGAGCCGGTTTGCCCCAAAAAAGATTTGATTTCCGTGGGCTATTTCTCGTTCCGTGAATAACATATTCGACATGACAAGGGATAGCTGGACTGCAAACGGCTCTATTTTACCTTCATAGTAGGCGTTCCACTCGTTTTCATTGTAACTATTTTCAAGGATTTTTGCGTTCGTTCCAAAATATCGAAACACATTTTCGTTGATTTGCGCCATTTGCATAGCGTTCACCGTGAATGGCTTGCTTTCAATCGGCTTCAAATCCGTATATTTATTATCATAGAATACAATGCCGCTTTGGTTTTCTGACGATAGATTTTCTCTTGTGAACCGCTCCCTCTCGGCGTCGATATCCGTTGACTTTATCAGATTGGCGAGTTTGGCAAGAAACCGGATAGAGGCCGAATTCTTAACCCCGTTTATGATCCCCTGATTGTTTGTAGTAATCAACTGCATGGTCGGTCGCAATGCATCATTTGTCGATCCAAAAAAATCATCGTCATATTGGAACTGTGTCATAACACCAACTTTTTCAAACTCAATCGCGGCCTGTTTTCCGTTTCCAAATGTATAGCGTAAATATGGATTTCCGCGCACATCCAGCACTTCGCAGTTTTGTGGGATCAGCGGGTAAAACCCGATGTTGTTTCCGGCATCGTCTTCCATCGGCACAATAAAAGCCGTGTTGTTGATAGATAGGATCGTGGCAATTCGATATAAAAACTTTGATGAATCCATAAATGGGTTTGGCCTGAATTGCAGCGTGTCTTCCAGGTATTTCTTTGCACTGCCCCGGATTTCAGGCTTCAATTTTCGGCAGTACGAAGCGAAAGAATGAATCGCGGCGCGGATAAGTTCCATTTCATAGAGACTTCCTGGCGCGTTCTGAAAAACGGGCGAATACCCACTTAACATCTGAAAAAAACCGTCCGATGCAAGATTGCTTTTCGGACGCCTGAATACTGATTCAAAAATACCCACCTGTTAATCACCCCGTATTTTTCAGCAGTTCTCCCATTTCGCCGTAATACTTTTGGCGTACCGTCATCGCGTCAATAACGGAAACAAAACCGTCAATCCGCGCCCGCTGTTCGATCTTTACGGGCCGGAATTTTCTCGTTTCCAGATTATGTTTTAAGGCTACGTTTAGAAAATGGGCCTTCAAAAGATTGTTATCTTCGCCAATTCGGAAGTTTCCATCCTTCAAAATCCCTTCAAATTCTCGGATCACGGGCCCCAGATTTTCGCCCTGATAAACGTCATCCACGTGGAATCCGTAGGCCGAAAGATCATCTATCAGGTATTGCGCGCTATACCGGTCATATCCTATTTGCAATACATAGATCGAATGCTGTTCTTTTAAGTCAACAAACCATTGATAAACGTCTTTGTAATCCACATGATTTTCACCAGATAACTTTAAAAGTCCCATTTTTAAGAATATGTCGTATGGCACACCGTCTAGTGCCTGCGATGTTTCAAGCCGATTCGCCGGCATGAAAAATTGCGTAAAAGCATACAGTATTCCATCCCGCTCGACTATCACAGTTGCGGCGGTAAGGTCGGTTGTCTGAGATAGGTCTATGCCACCCACGGCGTAGCAGTCCGCAAAATCTGAGATTTTGGTGTCAATTCCGCACTCGTTCACAAGGTCGTATTCGAGCCAGGCAACGGAAGAATTCTGTTTTACATTGCAATATTTCACCATGAATTCGGTTTTTTTGCTTATGCTGCCGTCGGCGATCGCGATTTCTTCCGTGAAAAAGTCTCGAAACACGGACACGCCCATATTCGGGTTCGCTTTTTCCAGTTCGTGCAGATCGTCCCATTTTTCGGGATCGTCTATCGTATAAAGAAAAGGAAGCAGCCGTTTTTCCTTGCTGTTTCCCTTCAAAAACGCCGTCGCGCGCTTTATTAGTTCGTCGTATATCCCATCGTTTTCATATCCCGCGGTGCTGATTGAAAGTATAAGCGGTTGCCTCCGCGCGCCCAGCGCCGACTTCATAACCTCGTACTGTTTCAGTCCTCCATCGCCGCGCCAGCTCGCCACCTCGTCGTTTATAACAAGCTGCGGGTTGAATCCGTCAGATTTCTTTGCGTTGAAGGCAAGCGGCTTGATAGCTGTGTTGCTCTCTTCTATGTAAATATCGCTCCGGCGCTTCCGCGCCAGCCGTGATAGTTCCGGCTCTTTTTTAAGCATTTGGTAGAAGTTATCATAGACGATCATCGCCTGTTCGAGCTTCGGGGCGAGGCAGTATACCTTCGCACCGTATTCCCCATCGAGATATGACATGCAGGCAATAACCGCCGACGCGAAAAGTGTTTTTCCATTCTTTCGGCCTATGACGATCAGCACTTCGCGCCAGACGCGCAGGCCGTCCGCGTCCACGATCCCGAATATGGCGGCGACGATTGATTTCTGCCACAGTTCCAGTTTCAGTAAATCTTCGCGCCCTTCGCAGTGGTGGCAAAAGGTTTCGATGAACCGAATCGCTTTGTTGGCCCGCTTCGCGCTGT